ACTTGAAAAAGACATGGGAGCTTCTAATATACAAATTATCAAACCATTACAAGGCACTAATGACAGTTCAGCCTTTGATATGTTTAGATTTGAATTTGATAGTGAAGTCTACTCAGTCTATTTAGCAGGAAGAGTAGCTGGACGAGGTACTAATGCAACCGACGATAATGAAACATCTTTCTTGTTAGTATTGGCGGCCAGACAACATGGGGCTACAGACGAAGAAGAATCGATCAAATTTAAAATGATTGACCCTAAGGTTTTTTCAAAAGTTGAAGGCCTTGATAAATCTAAAGCAATGAGCTTAGTTGCATACATGGAAAACCAACCAAGTTGGTTCTTATCACATAGAAAACAAACAAACGCACTAATGGCTAAGATAGGTAAGAAAATACCAATAAGATATGCTAAAGATAGTTCTAAACACCCGATCAATCTTCAAGCTAAAGCTTTATATAAAGCCAACTTCAATGACAATTTAGATGTAGATAAGTGGAACCCTGCTGATGTGTGGTTAGAGTATGGTAATCTACCAGAACATAAGACACTAACCCATTTAAATAATTTCTGTTTTAACTCAATTAAAAAAGTAGAAGGTATTGTTGGTATTTCACTTAAGAAGGGGTCTGGTAAAATTAGTTATGTGAACTATGACAAAGAAAAGGAACCCTACATTCTCAATAACATCAACTTTAAGTTAAGTAAGTTGTGGGCATTAGCCGCAACGATTCAATTTGACGGTAAAGGATTAGATGGAATCAGTTTAGGATTTAGAATCTTTAATGGTAAATCTACTGATACAATTACAGGTGAAGCAGATCAAAAGGGTGCTGACGCGGTGCAAGGTAAAGTTAAATTAGCTTTGTTAGATCAATTCACAGGATTATCATTAAGGAAAAAAGTAGTTGATGTCGGTGGTTCAGATATATTAGACTACAATAGAAACACAGGTAAATACTCATTAACAAAAGAGGGTAAACAGAAATACAAGAAAGTACAAACAGCGTGGAAAGTAATCAAAGGAACTAAATTAGAATTCGCTAGAGGAGCTCAGAAGAAAAATTACGATTTAGCTTTTGATAACGATAAGAACTTTATCGATATGTTGAACAAAGAAAACTTACCAGAGAACAAAGGTAAAGCCGTTATTAATTCTAGGTTTCAAACATTGATGTTATGTTATGTGATCTCTAGTATGTCAAAAGTTAAAGCTAAGAAACTAGCTCTACAATTACTTAAATATGGAAAGTCAATGTCTGAATGGTCCGCGGCACATTTAAAACTACAATAATATGGAATTTCTAACAGAAGCAGCAGGTAAGAATTTACACTTAGAACATCTAGAAGATGAGATACTCAACTTTGGTGTTGCTGGTGGTCGTGGAGCTATAGAGTTTCTACAATCATTAAGAGATATGTTTAAAGGTGGTCAAGGAGCTAAACTCAATGTAACAGTTAAATGGGACGGAGCTCCAGCTCTATTCTGTGGACCACATCCTGAAACAGGTAAATTCTTTGTGGCTAAGAAGTCACTATTCAATAAGACACCTAAGTTTTATCATTCAGATAGTGAGATAGATGTTGATTTGACAGGTGAGTTAGCCAAGAAGTTTAAAGTAGCATTAGCAGAGTTTTCTAAATTAGGAATGACAGAGATACTACAAGGCGATTTAATGTTTACAGACGATACTTCTACAATGGATATCGAAGGTAAAAATCACATAACATTTCAACCAAACACAATACTGTACGCTGTTGAAACGGATTCAGAAATTGGTAAAGAAATATCGAAAGCTAAGATAGGTATTGTTTGGCATACAACATACAAAGGTAATACTATAGAAGATTTATCAGCTTCATTCGGTGCAAGAATACCTGGTAAGTCATCAAGTGTATGGCAAGATGATGCAACATACAGAGATGTTTCAGGTAAAGCTAACTTCACAGCATCAGAAACAGTAAAAGTAACTAAGTTATTATCAGAAGCTGGCAGACAGTTTCATAGAATTAACTCATCAAAATTTAATACATTTTTAAAATGGCAAGATAGTCTAGGAACGTCAGCAGTAGGTTCAGGATTCAAGACATATCTAAATACATATACAAGAGCTGGAAAGAAATTACCAAAAGGTAAACAAGCTGTTAAGATGTATCAAGCTCATTTTACTAACTGGTGGAAAAAGAATAAAGGTAATAGTGATGTACAGAATTCAAAACTTAGAGAGAATTTAAAAGTAATTAAAATGTCTTTAGATACATTAGAGAATGTAGTAGACTTCATGAGATTTTTAATTGAAGCTAAGTTAATGATTATTAAGAAAATGGATTCAGCTACAGGACTAGCTAGAACATTCGTTAAGACAGATTATGGATTAAAAGTAGTAGCTCCAGAAGGATATGTTGCTATAGATAAAACAGGTGGTGCAGTTAAGATTGTAGATAAGATGGAATTCTCATTTAATAACTTTACTGTAGCTAAGAACTGGGATAAATAGTACTATGCAAGAAAGAAAACAACCACAAGATAAAGATGTTGATGATGTTGATGGAACTCAACCAAAGAAATATTACAAAGGATTGAGTATGAAAGATAAAGAAGCTCGAGCACAACACTTCAAGAAAGGTAGTAAGTCACCTGCACCGGGTGATAAAGATGTTGAGACTAAACCAAGTAAACATACAAAGAAATTTAAAAAGATGTTTGGAGAAGGAGACGCGGATAAATCATTGAATGATAAGTCTAAGAAGTCTGGAATATCAGTAGGTGTCTTGAAACAAGTATTTAAGAGAGGTGTCAAAGCTTGGCAAACAGGTCATAGACCAGGTACTACAGCAGTTCAATGGGGACATGCTAGAGTCAATTCTTTCATTACTAAAGGTAAAGGAACATGGGGTAAGGCTGATAAAGATTTAGCAGATAAGGTTAGAGGTGAATCAGTTGAGAACGAAGGTCTATGGGACAATATAAGAAAGAAGAAAGCTAGAATCAAAGGTGGTTCTGGTGAGAAAATGGGTAATAAAAATTCTGTTGATATAGACGCCTATAATAAAGCGAAGAACTCAAAATGATAGTAAAAATGAAAACATTTTATGAACATCTAATAGATGACTTAGTTGAAGCAGGTGGAGCATCAGCAGGTAAACTAGAATTAGTCAAAACAAAGTTAGATGTTGCTAGAAAATATGCTGAAGCCTTGTTTGGAACTTATGGTAGAGAATTAGATACAGAATTACCGAACTTCGATAACGGATATAAAACAGCACAGAGACTTGCAGGTAGTGGTACAACTAAAAGAAAAGACATGCCTGTTATCTCAGACAATGATGTTAAACAATTACAGAATAGACTTAAATCAGGTTCAATAGATATATCAGCACCATTCGCTAAGAATAATGTTCCGAATGATCCTTTTCCAAACGGTTTAGATACTAAGATTGGAGATGAATGGGTTGTAGGTGGTTTAAAGATTAATGACGGTGATGCTAAAGACGATATAGTAAAAGTATCAATGAAGAAAGTTGCTGTAGGTAATTTGAAACCTATTCAACAACAAATATACTTTGATAAGTCTATCGCTAATGTAGCACAGTTCGGTTCTGAAGGAACAAGAAGTTTTTCAGGATCAGCTAACAATACTTTTGTGATATCATCAGACAATAGAATAATAGACGGACATCATAGATTCTTATCAGCAGTATTAGTTGACCCTTCAATAAAAGTTAACTGTTTAATGATTGCGTTACCAATCGCTAAACTATTACCATTAACATTATCATATAGTGATGCAATAGGTAATAAGAGAAACGCATAATGAAATCATTTTTAGAACATATTGACTACGGACTATATGAAAACAAACATGTACCATTAGATATGCCTATGGTAGAAGAAGAAGATAAAGAGATTAATAAACCTAAGAGAGGTGGTCCGAAGAAGTTTTATGTCTATGTAAAAGACGGTGATAAAACAAAGAAAGTTACATTCGGTGCTAAAGAAGGTGGTGGGAATCTATCTGTTAAGTTAGATGACCCTGAAGCTAGAAAGAACTTTGCAGCAAGACACAATTGTGATACAGCTAATGATAAGTTATCAGCTAGATATTGGAGTTGTAGATTACCATCTTATGCAAAACAATTAGGACTTAGTGGTGGTGGAAATTATTTCTGGTAATCCTTACGAGGACGAAGGAACTTTACGAACATTCTATTCATCAGTTAAGAGTGATGAATTAGTATGGCATCGTGATGAACAAGATAGAGTAGTAACAGTAATAGAAGGACAAGGTTGGCAGTTTCAATTTAATGGTAGTTTACCAATAGAGTTGACAGAAGGAAAAAAGTTTGTGATACCAAAAGATATGTATCATAGAGTAATAAAGGGTAAGACTAAATTAGTATTAGATATAGAGAAAATATGATAGATTTTAAAACAATTACAGAGGCAACAGTATCGGGTGTGACATTCACATACGGTAGATTTAATCCACCGACTGTCGGTCACATGAAACTTGCCAATAAAATGAAACAGATAGGTAAAGGTAATGACATAAGAATCTTTACATCACATACTACAGACAAGAAGAAGAATCCTTTAACAAACAAACAGATAATAAAGTTCATGGGAAAAATGTTACCTACAGGTATCGATATCTCTAAAACTGATTCAAGAACAATCTTTGAGGTAGTTACAAAGTTATATGAGAGTGGATATAAAAACATTCAAATGGTTGTAGGATCCGATAGAATAAGAGAGTTTGATGCCTTACTAAATAAGTATAACGGGATCAAATCATCACACGGTTATTATAAGTTTGATTCAATTAAAGTTGTATCAGCAGGTGAAAGAGACCCTGATTCAGAAGGAGTTGACGGTATGTCAGCATCTAAAATGAGACAGTTGGTTCACTTTGGTGATA